CTATTCTTTCTTGTCGGCTTTATGTCGGTTGGTGCTCCTGCTTACCGCTCGGAGATTCCGCTTGCTATTGCTGCCGCCATTGCTGAGTGGATTTTTGTGATCGGCTTCTTTGCCGTCTCCGTGCTTAAGCCCCAGCTTTCTCCTGGCTGCATTGCGCTGTGCCCTTCGCCTGATCTGCTCTGCGGTTCCGTGGTACTGGTCGTATTCCTTCCGATAGTCCCTAGCCTTCTCGGCTTTCTCCAAGACGGTTTTCAGGATCGGTATGCGCATTATCAAGAGTGCATCATCTCCAGGCAGGTTTCTTGGTGGCTCCGACGAACGATAGCTGAGAGACTGGTTCACGGTATGTCAGTATGCCCGCCACGCAGATCTCCAGGCTGTCCGGGCCGTCATCGTGAGCCTTCGGATTGGGTGCGGCCTTGAGTTGGGCAATCAGCTCAGGGTAGACAGATGGCCAGTCGCTCCTAAAGCAAAGCTGGCCGTTGGCGTAGTGAGGTTGCAGAGATCGTATCCTGTCAACCTTTGGCGCCGTGTTCCAGACCAGATCAAAGGGAACTATCACGCCCTCGTCCTTCTGTCGCCTCTTCAAGTCGAGAACGAAAAGGGAGTCTCCGGGTGCACTCTTGGCGTGCCCCAGGGAGTTGGATTCTATGCGGAATAATAAGTATCTGTACTGTGCCTGCTTCTCGATGATCTTGGAGATGGACTTATCCTGATTATCCACCGACAGATCACAGTCCCAGACCAGCCACCGACCGTCCGGCAAGACCAGGACGGTTATGAGACCGGCGTAGTCTGCGCCTCCCTCGGACGGGTCCAGGGCCCCGAATGCCTTGCAGGCTTTGAGGTCAACCTCTGCCGGGTTGATCTTGTGCATCAGGTCAGGGTTGAAGATCTTGCCTGCCGCGTCTAAGGGCCTTTGCTGGTAGAGAGCTTCCCAGTAGAACGGACCGACTGCTATCCTCCGACGATCAAGCCACTCTTCGGGAAATCGTGTGGGCCAGTATGAGCCGCCCACTTTCCGGCCTAACGGATCCGGGCCGCCTTCGGCTATAGCAGGAACGCTCAGGACTTCCCAGTCTTCGCCGTCTTCTGACTCCATCTCGGCCACTAGACGGCCCACCAGGTCGTCCTCTGCCCAGCGAGTCATAATGACTACTACAGCGCTGTTCGGAGCAAGACGGGTGTACAGCGTCGATCTGTACCAATCCCAGATCTTGTCCTGGACCACCTTAGAAGAGGCTTCTTCGGCGTTCTTGACTGGGTCGTCTATGATCGCTACCGAGGCACCGCGCCCAGTGATCGGGCCGCCGACGCCTGCTGCCGTCAAGCCTCCACGGTGGCCTTTGATTCCCCATTTGGAGACTGAAGAGCTGTCGGTGGAGACGGATGTGCCCCAGAGAGGTGGACCCCATTCTCTCAGCGTCTCCCTGGCTATCCGGCTGAAATCATATGATAGGTCGGCGGCGTAGGTGCTGAGTATAACCTCTGAATCGGGGTTTCGGCCCAAGTACCAGGCAGGGAACTTTTTGGAGGAGACCTCGGACTTTCCGCCTCTTGGTGGTAAGCAGAATATGGCCCGATCGCAGCCCCCCGCGCCCTGGGTGGCGGCCTCGATCTCTTCCAGCTTGGCGCAGATCAGTTCGAGATGTTTGGCCTTCTGCCATCTACCACCACCATCCAGCTCTAAGAAGTCTAAGAGGTGCCGGGATGCTAAGATCTCTTTGGCGTCCTGGTTAAGCTTCTTTTTCTGCGGTGGTTTCAGTGGCTGCAACGATTGCTCTAAGCTGGGCATCGCTTAAATCCTCCAGGGCGGATGCCTTTCTACTCTCCGGATCGTCTCCCGAGAGTTCGAGCTCTGTCTTGGAGAGTTCACAGATCATCCTCTGCCCTGTCGGCCAATAGATCGCGGCGGATCCGAGTGATAAGTTCCTTTTCTCTCCTTCCGCCGTCTCGTACTCATCGCCCAACTCCAGTGCAAGGAGCTGCCTCGCCCGATGCTTGGCTAAGTTGATAACTTCTAAAGAGTCTATGATCTGGGCCTTGCCCTCTTCCAGTCTCTTCTCGTGAGACTTAGCCCGCTCCACTCTCCAAGCGGCGTCGGCCTCTTTAGCCAGATCGAATACTGCGATCTTGTACCGCCTGATGGACTGATACAATCCGGGGTCGCCGAGTTCCTTTGCTATGGCCCTAGGGCTCTTCTTTTCACCCAGCGCCTTCTCTATGAAATCTATATGCGGCGCTAATGTTTCGAATGCCATGTTCACCTGATACAATGATACAAAAATGATACAAATGATCGTTTAGTCTTCCAAGAACATCGCGCCCTCTTGCATGGCCGTCTTGGTCCCGGACCAAGTGCACCCTTCTGCGATTATGGTGCTATGGACCGGGGCTAGATCCGTGGTGCAGAAGCATCCGCCTGGGGCCGTGATCTTGCAGTCCCGGGCCTCCACATAGGACCGGCCTATTGCATGGATGCCAAACCAGCCTTCCAGTATGCAGTCTTCGAATAGGACTTTAGAGCCCTCGATGATGTACGTTGCCCCGCCGGTCGAGTCCTCCCTGGTCTTGCTGCTCACCAGAACAGAGTCCTCCACCAGGCCGGTTCCATCCCGGATCATCAGGCCATAGGAACCCGTGGTGTTGGTACAGTTCATTATGAGATCGCTTATGGTGAAGTCGTTGACCTGCCAGACAGTTACCTGGCTGTCGGTGGAACAGAAATCGATGCTAACGTTATCGGGGCTTCTTGTCTGCCAGTCGTCATTCCCATAGAGGACTATACCCTCTCTGCATTGCCAGGCCGCGCAATCGATCACCGTGCTGTTGTGACAGGTGTCAAGTATGATGCCTTCAGCGCCACAGTTCTGGGCAGTCACATAGGAGACTATCTCGTTGGTGCCGCTATCTCCGGCTCCGTTGTTCCCCAGGTAGAGGCCAGATCCCCAAGAGTTCTTCAGGCCTAGCCAGTAGTATTTCCCATTGGTCCGCTCAGACCCCACGAGGATCAGGCCTTCACCGTCATGAGGCTGGCCGTCTATCTGTTCTGCTCGGTTACCGTCCAGGGTCAGTTCGGTGACTACGAAACTCTCATAACCCGGATCATAGCCCCTGGTTCCACGGATGAGCATCATGGCAACGTGCCGTGAAGGGCTGCGTTGGCCTGGGAGCAGCTGGATGATAGTCTCATCCACCCCGTCACCGCTTATGTGCATGTCCTTGTCCAGGACGAGGAGGGCGGAATAGAAGATGTTGGAGCCGTCCGGGTTGAGAGCGAATGAATAAGGAGCTGATACGAGGTAATGGCCTTCACCTATGTGCAGGCTGCCGCCATCTGGGACAGCATCTACCGCCGCCTTGAACAGGCCTGCTGCATCCGATGTGACGGGCAATGCGGCTATCTGCCTGCCATCGACGGTTTCGGCGATGATGGACTGGTCTTGCTGGTGGATATAGACGTCATAGGTATATGCGGGCTCTGTTTCGGTTACTGGCTCGGCCTTTGGCTCTGGTTCTAACTCGATCTCAGGCTCAAGTTCCAGCTCGATATCCATCGGCGGCATATCGACCGCCAGCTCAAATTCTGTGAAATTCAGTTCAGGGAAATCGAAATCGTGGGAGATGTTGACCGAATGAAGCTCTGGCATCACGATCTCGGGCATCTGCAGGTCCTGGAATTTGAAGGAGGTGGGAGTGGGATAGGCCCCCACAGAGCTGCCGATGAGCAAGGCTAAGAGGAGTAATCCAAGTATATGCTTCAAGGTGACCTCGAAATGGGTTAATTATGGTGGCCAGGGAAAGGAGGGAGAGGAACCCTAGCCACCGACTGCAAAAAATGTTAAGGGGCCAGGAACCCTTTCGCGGGTTTGGCGTGGCGGCGTATCTTCTCTTCCCGGATGTCCTGCGCCATTGCATCCAGGTCGTAGTCGCTCCAGTCCTTGAAAACATCGGACCACCAAATGTCTGTTCGGCGCATTGCGATTTCCCTCCAAAATCATGATAAACGGGAGCTGCCCGATATTGGTTATGCCGCCTCGGGCCGGGCGGCTGAGTGCAACCCTCTTGTGGCGCTTCTTCCGCAGTCATCGGGCTAGGAGAAGGAGCCCTCTTTGGCCATTATCGACGCGCCAGACCATCATATCCCCCGGCCCTATATCACTCCGTCCTTACCGCGATCATTGGAACACCTATCTTATAGTCTCCA